ACTGACGGAGCCACTTCTTCAACTGTATCCGCAAACCAGACGGCGGGTTTCAGCGCCGTTACCTATACCGGCACAGGCTCTGCAACAACAGTTGGTCACGGCCTTGGCGCAGTGCCGCAGTTTATCGCAATTAAAAGCCGTACATATGTAGAAAGTTGGGGCGTATATCCCGGTACTTCGATGGGATACGGCGGACAATATCGACTGAAGCTTAACGAGATTTCTTCCGTCGCAGCGCAGAGCGGTTTTTGGAATAACACCGACGCAACAAGCAGCGTGTTTAGTCTAGGTACAGAATTGAAGGTAAACAAATCTGGCGAAGATCATGTGGCTTATTGTTGGGCAGAAGTAGAAGGCTTCAGCAAGTTTGGCAGCTACACCGGCAACGGCTCGGCAGATGGCAGCTTTATCTATACGGGCTTCAGACCTGCTTGGATTATGATTAAATGTTCCAGCGTTAATAACTCATGGACGATGTACGACACCGCGCGGCAAACATTTAACCCAAACGGCAAGTATCTACTCGCAGAAACCAACGGTGCCGAAGTCGCCTCGACCACCGTTGAAATTGACATTCTCTCGAACGGCTTTAAAGCGCGAGACAACCAGAACAACATTAACGGCTCCGGCAGAACGTACGTCTTCATGGCATTTGCCGAACACCCCTTTGGAGGCGATGGCGTCGCCCCTGCCACGGCTCGATAGGAGGAGACAATGTGGAACTATAATGGTAAAGTAATTAAAGAAGGCCGGGCATGGACGGATGATAACGGTGTCCAGCATCCGGCCAACTGGGGTATCTGGTCTGAGGACGAGAAGGTTGCTCACGGTCTTGTCTGGGTAGATTCCCAGCCACAGCCTGACAGTCGTTTCTATTGGTGGTCCCAGAACTCTGATGGGACATACACCAGCACCCCCCGAGAACTAGAAGATCGTCTAGAAGTAGATGACGATGGCAGTCCTATCCTTGATGAGGACGGAGTTCAGATGGTAACTCTCGGTCTTAAATCTCAGTGGATTTCTCAGATCAAGCAGACTCAGGGCAGTCTTTTGTCTCAAACTGACTGGGCGTATATTCGTAAAGCAGATAATGATACAGCTATTCCATCTGATATACAGACTTATAGAGATGCTGTTCGTTCAGCAGCAGAAACTATTGAAACAAAAATTACAAACTGTTCTACAATGGATGAGTTTCAGGCATTGTTTGTAACACCTGTAGACAGTGATGGAACTCCTACTGGCAACGCACCGATCTATGACTGGCCTGAAAGTATTTAAATGAAATTTATACTAACATATATTTTAATAACTTTGTGGTTTGTATTTCCAGTATCAGCACAACAGCTCTTTTGTTTTAATGAAGATGCTCAAGATATTGAAGAGAGTATACTAAAATATAATGAAGAATTTGTTTTTTCAGGAGTAACTACGGCAGGAACTCCCATTACTATTTATAAAGGTAAGGATACTTTTACAATTCTTTTTTTAACTAATGAAGGAAAGCTTTGTACTGGACCTACTTATATAGGAACTATAATTCCAAAATTAAAACTTAACAACGGAAAAGGTACGTAATATGGCCTCAACTTATACAACAAACATTAGGCTGACAAAACAAGGTAATGGTGATAATCCTAATACTTGGGGACAGGTTCTCAATAACGGTGTTATTAGTCTTGTTGATGATGCTGTTGCTGGCTATACCACAGTAAGTTTAGGCAGTGCTGCAACTGTTACGCTATCAGAAAACCAAGGAACAGGAGACCAATCACGATCTGCTATCCTACAATTTTCTGGATCAATCGGGACTGCTCACACATCTATCTTTGTTTTAATTCCTAATAATTCTAAAACCTATGTAATTAAAAATGCAGTATCAACTAATGCTACAACCAATGCTGTTATTTTACGTGTTGCTGGTAATGCCGGTACTACTGTTGCTAATGGAGGTCATGGTTATTTCTTTACTAATGGCACATCTGTTTATCAACTAGATAGTACTGGGTTAGGTCTAGGAACCGCTGCTGTACGTAATGTAGGAGTCTGTGCTACAGAAATTCCTGATACCTCTCTTGGTGATATTCGTTATGTAAAGGTATCTGCTACAGATACCATCACTGCTGCTAAAACATTTAATGCTACAGTAGCTTATGGCGATGCAGCAATGATTAAAGTATCTAGTGCTGTAAAGTCTTTCATTACAACTCTGACTGATGCAGCGTCTGTTGTTTCAGATGCTGATACTGGTAATATTTTTCTAGTAACACTGGGCGGTAACAGAACCTTGGCTGCACCTAGTAATATGGATGCTGGTCAATCAGGACATTACTATCTAATTCAGGATGCTACTGGTGGAAGAACAATTAGTTTTAACTCTGTATTTAAATTTGCTGGAGGAACAGTACCTACCGCAACATCTACATCAGGATCAACTGATATTCTTTTCTATACAGCAAGAAGTGCTACCACAATTGATGCGGTAATGCTTAAAAATATGACTAGATAATGACAAGTAAACTTGCAAAGTTTGAGTTTCAGCAAGGGTTTCATAGAGAGACCACTCAGTTTGCTGAAGGTGATAAATGGTTTGATGGCAATCGAGTGCGTTTCCGTGCTCAGAAACCTGAGAACATGCGAGGATACACGACTAGAGTAAGCGCAGCCTTTGACGGTTCTGCTAGAGATTTAGTTACATGGCGTGATTCAGATAGAATTGCCCGTGCTATTTTTGGTACACCAGATAAACTATACGAAATGAATGGAGATCAGATATATGATATTACTCCTATTACTTCTACTGTAACTTTAGCTGGTGTTTTTGGAACAAGTGCAGGACAAACAAGAGTATGTGTATCTGATACGGCACATGGAAGAACGGCAGGTGATTATGTATACTTTACTTCTGCTTCTGTTTTTGGTGGCAATGTTAGTCTAACAGGAAACGTCTATCCAATTGCTTCTGTTGCTAGTGCTAATGTGTATACATTTAATGTAACATCAGCAGCAGGTGCTACGTCTGCTGCAACTGGAGACGCAACATTTAACTATTACATTCCTACTGGTGCGTCAGTAGCTACCAAAGGTCTTGGTTACTCGGCTGCTATATATAATGCAACTGCACCAACTTCAGTAGGAATCAGTAAGATTACAACAACTGGTAGTAATGCACTTGTTACAGTTTCAACTGATGCAGCGCATGGCGGTTCGGCTGGAGACTTTGTAGTTTTTCAGCCAGCCAATACTAGCGTTACCCCTGCTACAGTAGGCGGTAACTTAATACTGTCAAAGCCGTTTATTGTAAACGCTGCTGGAACTACGGTAAGTGTTGGCGGTCCTCAGTTTCCAATTGTATCTGTAGCAAGTACGCAGATTATTGTAAGTGTTCAGACAGCAGCTAGTGCAAGTGGAGATGTAACAACTGATATTAATATGACTGCTTTGATTTATCAGCAGAGCAGCGGCAGAGGTTGGAATGTTGCATCTTCTGTAGATGCTAGTGATATTAATCTAACACTTGCTAACTGGAGTCTTGATAACTGGGGCGAAGACATTGTTGCAAATAGAAAGGGTACTAATATTTTCTATTTTGATAGTGATGCCAGTACAACACCTTTACACGCAACAACTGTAACAACATCTCCTATCAGTGTCAACTCTATTATTGTTTCTCCTAACGATAGACATTTAGTTGCACTGGGTTGTAACTCTTACTCAGCCGCTGCTACAATTAGTGGGCCGTTTGATCCTATGCTTGTTCGTTGGTCAGATCAAGATAACAGAACAAACTGGGTTCCTTCCTTATCTACTACGGCTGGTGAAGTTGTTATTACTGATGGTACAGAAATTGTAGGGGCAGTGCGGTCTAAGAATGCTATTAATATTTGGACTGATAATTCATTATGGACAATGAGTTATGCAGGACCGCCGTTTACTTTTAATTTTGAACAGGTTGGTTCTAATTGTGGTTTAGTAGGACAGCATGGTGCTATTGATTACAACGGTGTTACATACTGGATGGGTAGTGATAACTTCTATTCTTTTGCTGGTCAAGTAGAAACATTGAATTGCACAGTTAGAAGATATATTTTTGAAAATATGAATCAAGACTATACTGATAAAGTATTTGCTGGTATTAACTCTGAGTTTCAGGAAATTATCTGGCTCTATCCTTCACTTAACAGTACTGAGTGTGATAGTTATGTTATCTATTCTCCTGAAGAAGGGTACTGGGTTTATGGGGATATGATCTTTACTACCTTTGCTGATAGAGAAGTGTTTGGTAATACAATTACAACTGGTGCTACAGTTAGCAGTAACTTAGTATATGACAATGAGCCATCTGGTGTATTTACTGCAAACGGTGAAACACTTACTTCATTTGTAGAGTCAGGTGATTTTGATATTGATGATGGTAATGCTCTCATGTATATGAGCAGACTTATTCCTGATTTTGATTTAAGCGGCGGTAAAATTAAACTAAAACTTATTACTAAACAGTTTCCAGAAAGTACGGAAAAAACTACAAAAGAATTTGATGTGACAGAAACAACTCAAAAAGTTGATTTAAGGTCAAGAGGAAGGCAAGGGGTAGTAAGGGTATCTTGTGATTCAAATAATGCTAGTTGGAGATGGGGATCAATCCGACTGGCAGTCCAAGGTGATGGTGAAAGATAATGGCAAGATACCCTACTTTATTTAAAAGAAGTTATTTTAAAGACCCTATTGAAATGTATAGTAGTATTCAAAGATGGGGATCAGTTTTAGTACAAGAGCTAAACTCAAGAGATTTACAAGTTAATAGTAAACCAGCTACAAATATTTATACTGTTGTTACAGTAACAGAAATTGGTAGACCACAGAAGGGTGACATAGCATATTCAGCAAGCACTGGTAAGTTTAAAGGATATGTTAGTTTAGGAGTAGAGACATCATGGCAAAATCTGAATTAGGAACACATTTTAGTTTAGTAAACGATAGTACGTATTTTGGTAATCTTAATACGGGACAGTTTATTGATCCTACTCGTCATAACTTAAATGAAAAGAACCAAACATTTGGAAATATAAAGAAAATACAGTATAATAGTAATGATTACTTAGGTTCTCCTGAATCAGATTATGGACAGAATAAATGAACATGCCAGTAGATCAAGCTATGAAGTATAGAAACATGGCTAATACACAGCCTATGGAAGCCATGAGAGTAGCGCAAGGTGTGCCTAACCCTATGACGGGTATGCCTAATCCAATGGCTCCTGTGCAAGCTCCTATGGCTCCTCAAGCACCTTCTGGACTGGCTGGTGTGCCTATGAATACACAGGCTCCTATCCCTGTTCCTATTCCTATGTCAGGCAGAGATATGGCAGAGATGGATGTAAAGCAGAATGTAAATGAAATTCTTACAGCTACGCTTCCTGATGGAGACTCACTAGCAGCTAAGGCACTTGAAGTTCTGACTAAAAATTCCGGTGTGGATATTACTGAAGCAGTAGAAACACAGTATAGTTTAGCTGATACTCAAGCAGCCCAGCCGTTTATGGAAATGGCTATGATGGAAGATACTGATCCTATGGAATTTAATGCTAGGTATGGTGGTGGTATTATGGGACTGAAGGCTGGTGGAGAGTTCTCAGGTAGAGTTGAAGGAGACGGTGGTGGCATGGAAGATAATGTATACATGCCTATTGTTGAACGAGCTATGGGACAGCAAGTAGGTACACTTGACAATCCTAAACAAGTAGGTACACTAGCAGTTAGCCCTTCTGAGTATGTAATTGATAGTCATACAATGGCAGCACTAGGAAATGGTAATGCAGATGAAGGTGCAGATATCATGGATAATGTTGTAAAAGATATTCGTAAAGATGCTTATGGAAATACTAAACAGCCTAATGAAATTAATGGCTTGGCTTCCTTAACATCTTCAATAAATGAGAGGACATAACGATGGGTTTCCTATCTTCACTATTTGGTAGTTCTAAGAGTCAACCGCAGACTACTGTGGTTCAACAGACACAAAAGCTACCTGAAGAGATTGCGCCAAAGGTTGCAGAAATTGCCGATGAGGCAAAACGACTTTACGATGAGCGTGTTGCTGAAGGCTATGTTCCTTATGAAGGTGCAACTATTGCTCCGTTTACTCAACAGGAACTAGATGCTCAAGCAGGTATTGAAGGTCTTGTAGGCTTATCAGCGCCTATTCAGCAAGAAGCTCTTGGTATTATACGCCAACAGGGTGAACAGTTTACGGCTGATACTGCACAACAGTATATGAATCCTTATCAGCAAGCTGTTATTGATATTGAAAAACGTAAAGCTCAAGAAGATTTTGAAAATAGAATCTTACCTCAGTTTGAAAAGCAAGCAGTAAGTGCTGGTGGTATGAGTGGTCTTGGTTCTAGGGCTGGTGTACAGGCTGCATTACTTGGCGAAGCTCAAGGCCAACGTCTTGGAGATATTCAATCTAAAGGCTTACAGAAAGCTTTTCTTCAGGGTCGTCAAGAATTTAATGCTCAAAAAGCTAGAGAACGAGGACAAGCTCAAGATTTAGCTAAGGCGGGGCCAGCTATGTTTGCTTCTGGTGTAGCAGAGCAGGGTGCTTTAACAGGCGTTGGCGAACAACGTAGAGGACTAGCACAGGAAGCTTTAGACGAGGCTTACTTTAGATTTCTTGAGGAGCGTGGTGAACCACAGGCTGCATTAGCAGAGTATTCTGGTACTGTATATGCTAATCCTTTAAATAATATTCCTTCCATAAATAAACAAACTACTGCTCCGGGGCAGCAAGGTCCAAGCTCAGGGTCACAGTTACTTGGCCTTGGTCTACAGGCTGCTAGTATGTACTATGGTGGTGGCTTTGGAGGTGCAGGAATGGGCGCTGGTGTGACTAGAGCCGAGGGCGGTCGTCTTAATGAAGGTTTGTCTGGTGTGGTGCAGAGAAAGGTCGGAAGTGCTATTGGTGAGGTTCCAGTACAACCACTAACAGAAAATCCATATGGGGTTGGATTAAGTAGCGAAGATGCAAGACGCATTAGAGAGCTTGGTAAGTTAGTGTCAGACCTAAGAAACGCAAATAAACCTGAAGAAGCTGCAAGAGTTCAATCAACTATAAATAGACCCGCTACTGAAGGACCGTCAATTGTTATTGATGATCCTACAACTAGAAGCGGTCGAAGGGCTGAAGATTTACCTTTAGGTTTAAGTGTTTCAACTCCTGAAACTGGAACGGGTGGTTTACAGACTATTGAACAAGTAGACACAGCTTCATTAACTCCAGAAGAAATAAAAGTAATTAATAATACACCTACTAAACTTAATGTACCAATTGATGATTCTGTAGACGGCGGATCGGGACAGGGTTCAAATATTATTACTAAACCTGCTACTCCTCCTCCTAATGAAAAACCATATAATTTAGGAACAGATATTCTTAGACGACTAGCTGGTATGGATGACAGAGTTGCTAGTGAAGTTGCTGCTGCAAGAGCAGAAGATTTAACATATAGAACAGATCGTAATAAACTTATGGCAGATCAGCGTGAAGCTGAGTCAAAAGCATTTAAGGAATTGTCTGATAGCCAGACTAAACGACTTGCTGATGAAATGCTTAGACGTAGAGAAGAAATTACTGGTCGTGATGGCAACATAACTTTGTCTAAGGCTTTTGGTGTGGCTGCTAAATCATTCAGTGATCCTAATTTAAGTATTGTCCAGCAACTTTCTGGTGCTATGGGTGGTATGAATGAAACAATGGTTGCTGAAAGATTGTTGCAAAGAGAACAGCTTAGTGAACTTGATAAGGAAGAGTTTGATAAAGAGACTGTTATTATTGATAGAAAACTAGAAAGAAATCTAGAGACTATGCAAAAAAATAATGCACAGGATTTATCTGTTCTTAACCTAGACCGTGCTGGACAAAAAGAACTTGCTGCTCTCCCTGCACAGAAAAGAAAAGACATACTTGAAAATGCAGCTTCTCTTGCCAGTATTTTTGATGATCTACTTCCTGATAGTACTAAAGCTTTTGATATTACTGCAACAAGAGAAGATTTAAGAGGCGCTATTGCACAAAAGTTTGGATTTACATTGGATAGACAAACAGGAATAATAACAAAAAATGGTAATCCTTTACAAGGAGCCGATGCTAGAAGAATGTCTAATCTTTCAGAATATGCTATTAAAATACTAAATAATAGATATCAAGCAAACCCAACTGCACAAGGCGCTTCTGCTGCTTATGTTGATGCACAGGAAACGGCTGAAGCAGCCAGAAAAAGAATGGACGCACTTGGTTCTGATCCTACTGAGAAACAATTAGAAACAGCAATGTGGGGCAGTGCTGCACCTGCTGCTACAGCTACTAAACTAGTGCCTACGCCAAAAGCTATTAGCGACCTTCGTGAAACTTTAAAAGGAACACCTGCTGAAATTGAACAAAATAAAAATTTTTACATAGAGGCATTTGGCGAAGAAGCATATAAGCAAGCTATAGCAACTTTTTAATAAAGGAAATGTATAGTGGCTGAAAATCCTTTTCTTAAACTAGCAGAACCTGCTACCGCTAAAAATCCTTTTTTAGAATTAGCAGAACCTGTTCTTAAAAATAACCAACCTGTTCCTAGTACTTCTAAAAATCCCTTTTTAGAATTAGCGGAGCCTGTTCCTAGTACTTCTAAAAATCCTTTTTTAGAATTAGCGGAGCCTGTTCCTAGTCCTATGGCACAGGCAGCAGCAGAAGGTCCACAACCTACTGATGCAACATTTACTATGGATAGTCTTGATACTAATAAAGCATGGATTGATTCTGCTAGAAAGATTTATCAAAGTGAAAAGGGTCCAATACCTATTGAAATGCAGCGTGATCCAGCCAAGCTTGCTCAGTGGCTGAAGGAAAGACATTCTGAGATTGGTTGGAGTCTTGCAAATGTAGCTGGTAAAGGTATAGTTGAAACTGCTTTAACTACATTTGATATGAAGGACGATGCCAAGCAAGCATGGATCAAATCACTTGATATGTATGAAAAGACTGACAGTGATTGGGGTTCAAGAGCGCGGGCCGCTAAACAAATAGCACTTGATCCTACTACATGGGGCAGTTTAGTATTTGGTTTTGGTGTGGGTGGCGTAGCTAAAATGGCTGGTCAAAGAGGGGCATCTAAGGTTGCAATTAATTTATTTAAAAAAGAATTAGTTAAAAGTCTTACACAAGCAGGGTATAAAAAAGGTGCAGTTAATCGTGCTGTTACCGAAGGTGTGTCTCGTGCTATCCCAGCAGAAATTTTAAAAGCACATGCTAAATCTGCTGCTACAAGAGCTGCTGTTAAAAAAGTTGGCAAAGCTGCTGCTACAGGTGCTGGTTATACGGGAGCATTTGATGCTTCTGAACAACAGTTTGGCATGAATATTGATGATAGCAAAGACTTTAACTACGAACAATTTGCAGCTATGACAGGATTAGGTGCTGGTGTTGGTCTTGGTCTGTCTGGTATTGGTAAGGGTATTAGCAAGCTCAGAGGTAAACAATCTGAACTAGCTAAGTTTGAAGATGACATTGTAGGGCAAGCAGATACTGAAGCAGCTTTTCGTAAGAAAGGATATTTCCGAACTCCTGAAGTTCAGAAAAGATTAGAAGACGCTGAAGAAGCTGCTTTCAAAGACCTTGATACTACTGGTCCTAATGTAGATAACCGTGGAAAAGTAATTGAAACTATTGGCAATGCAAACACATTCCTTGGTAGGTTGCTGAGAAGTGATGGTGCTTTAGCTAAACCTCTTGCAGATGCTAATGTAAGAAGAGAAAATATTGATGCCTTACAGCTTCAAGGTAAAAGATTATTCAAAGCTTTTAAAAAAGAATACAAGACATTAGGTCAGGCTCAGAAAGATAAAGTTAATAATTATCTAAGTACTGGTGAAGGTGGAGATGAATTTAGTGAGGGCTTTATAAAAGTTTCAAATGAGATTAAAGAATACATTAAGAAAAACGAAGAAACTTTTAATATAGCAGCAGGTCTTGAAGGACAAAGTAAATTAGGAATTGGTCACAAAAACGGTGAAGCATATTTTACTAGATTTTATGAAGCAGAAAATAATCCTGCATATTTAGAGCTAGTAAAAAAAGCTCTTTATTCTAAAGAAGGTGATAAAATTACTTGGAGCAAGGCTAAGAGCAGCGAAATAATAAACAGAGTTACTAATATGAGAAAGCAGTTAGAAAAAAAAGGTGTAGCTGCTGAAGACCAAGACGAAGTTATTTTAGGTATAGTTAAAAATCTTGCAAAGGGTGAGAATGATTTATTTACTGATGCAGTAGTAGAAGCATCTACTAAAGTTGTTAGACCTAAAATAACTAAAAATTTAAAAGGAAGAACACTAACTGATACAGAGTATGATAAAGCAGTTAGAGAGTTACTTGGTGAAGTAGATGATCCTTTAAAGGGAATACAAAAAACTTTTGAAACTCAGACAAGATTAATAGGACAGGCTCAGTATTTAGCAGATGTAGATAAGTATGCTAGAGAAGCTTTAAAACAATCTGGAAAAGAATTTGTAGATATTCCTATGGGTGGCTTGATTCCTAAACTTCCTACTCGTATTGAAAGAATAGACAAGAAAAAAATTGTAGCAAAAAAAGAAAACATTGTAGATGCAAAAGGTAATGTAGTAAGATTTACAAGTGGACCTAATAAAGGAAAGATTAAACAAAAAACTGTTTATGAAAGAGAAGATGACGGGTTAAACGATTTTATACAAAAAAGTTTAGGCAACAGAGCAAGCTCTGCTAGTGTTCTACAAGGTCTGTATGTAGCTCCTAACATGGCTACATATATTCGTAATGGTATTAATCTGTTTGATGGTAGCAGAGAAGTTAATAAGTTTATGGCTCCTGTTCAAAACCTAGCCGCTATTGGTCAGGCATCTCAAACAATTTTTGATATTCCTGCCTATGCTTTAAACACAGTAGGTGCAGTAACAATGGCTGCTGCTAATGGTCACATTATAAATCCATTTGCTTACAAAGCTGCTAAAGAAGCAGTAAAAAATACAGTAGAACAGCTCATATTAAAAGACAAAAATGCTATTATAAAATTAGAAAAGTTAAAAAGAGCAGGGCTGATTGAGTCTGATTTGTCTGCCGAACTAATTAGAACTAATGTCAATAGGTCTTTAGTTAATCCTAAAAATATTTTAACTAAGGGCTACAGAAATGCAATGGAAAAAGCAGGTAAAGCTTATGGTCAGCCTGATACCTTTGCTAAGTTATTGTCTTTTGAAAGTGAGTTAAACTCTGTAAGAAAAATGTTTGGTAAAAATTTATCAGAGGAAGATTTAATAAATCTAGCTATTGATAGAACAAGGGCTACTATTCCTACATACAATGCTGCGGCTCCTCTTGCTCGTCAGCTATCTCGTTTGCCTATTGGTACATACGCTTTGTTCCCTTCTGAGATTGTACGCACAAGCAAAAATATTATTAAAGTAGGGGTAACTGATATTAGAGATGGTATTAAAGATGGAAATGCTGCACAGATTAGAGCAGGGTTAAATCGCCTAGCTGCTTTTGGAGCAGTAACTGCTGGTACAGAAGCTATGATTAATAACTCTAATGAAAACTTAGGTATTGACAAAGACACTGCTAACGCTCTTGAGCAAGTAATGGCTCCTTGGTACAAGAACACTGTACGTCAACACAATACTGGTCTTGTAGAAAATGATCAGGGAGATATTATAACTAACTTTAGAAACTCTTCTCAGTATGATGCTTATGATTTTGTTAAGCAACCGATTAGAGTTATAACTGGAAAGCTTCTTGCTGGTGAGAATGTAACAGACACAGAAGTAGATGAAGCCTTGTCTGGTTTAGCTGCTTCTGCTGTCGGTCCTTATACCAATCCAAAGTTTTTAACACAAGCTTTGTTGAATATTATAGATGGGGATACTCAAGATCAAGGAGGTATTTATTCTGGTGCAGTTGGTGAGCAAGGGCTGTCCTTAGAAAACACACAACGAGCTTTGCTAGAATTAGCTGAGTCTTTTGAACCCGGAACTACACAGATTATTAGACAATACTGGGCGTCTCTTAAAGCTGAAGAGAAAGCTGAAGAAGTAGAATTAGCTGCCAGAACCTCTAAAGGATTTCCACTTGAACGTAAAGATATTGAGTGGCATATGGGGACAGGCATTAAACCTCAGACTATGAATGTTGATAAGTCTATTGGTTATACTTTATCTCAAGATGTAAAAGCAATTCAGCAAACTGGTAATGAATTTGTAAGTTATTTAAGAGACTTGCCTAGCGAAGTTTATAGTCCAGAACGTCGTCAAGATATCTTAGATAAGTATAGATACTATCAAGACTTAAAGTATAAAGGTATGCAAGACCTTGCTGGTAAAATAGATCGCATTAAACAAATAAAATACACTGATGCAAAAGGACAAGATAAAACTATTGATGGTACTAAACTTTATAGAATTATAAGTGATGATGGCTGGTATGATGTTAAGGATGACATTATTTATGCTGGATATGCTGGCAATCCGCTTGATATTGTTGGCAATAGCTCATCTAAGGAAGGTGTCTTTATGCCTGATGATCCAGCCGATGAGGTTATAAATCAATATATAAGAAGCAAAAGTTTACCTAGAGAATTAGTTAATGATTTGTATAACATATATCAAGAGTATGCTGGTATATCTTTAAGACCTCAAGCAGAAAAAAATTAAGGAGTATTTAAAATGCCTAGCGATCCCACTATGATTTGGAATGCAATACTAAGTATAGCCTGTGGTTCCTTTGTATGGTGGGTGCGTGGCATTAGCCAACAGGCACAAGAAACTAAGAGGCGTATTGCCGACACACGAGAAGAGATCGCCAAGACCTATGCGACTAAGGCAGACGTAGAAAAAGACCTTGGTAAAATTATGGATAGGTTTGATAGACTAGACGCTAAGTTAGATTCATTTTTAGTAAAGGTAAAATAATGTTAGAGAATTTGTTTTTCACAAAAAAAGAAATGGCCTGTCACGGCACAGGTGAATGTGAAATGGACGATAACTTCATGGAAAAGTTAATAGCAGTCCGTAAAAAGTTTAATACTCCCATGATTATCAATTCAGGTTACCGACATATAGCTCATAACTCTGCTATCAACGGTGCGCCTAAGTCACCACATATTTATGGTCGAGCAGTTGACGTAGCTGTGTCGGGTAAAGACGCTTATCGTCTGATTCGTATTGCAATGGAGATGGGTATGACAGGTATCGGTGTAGCTCAGAGAGGGCCAATCGAAAGAAGGTTTATTCATCTAGACGATATGAACGGTGAAGACCACCCTCGGCCTCGGGTGTGGAGTTATAAGTAAAGGAAATAGCGATATCAACGCTAAGGGGGTAGAGAGCGCCGTACAGAGCATGTAGCTTGTTTAGGCTAGGTTACCTACCCAACGCTCTCCAACGGCTCTCCTGACGCATCCTCGGCAGCGTTTTCTTCTAAATCTTCTGCTTCAAAGAACAAATCTGCATAATCTGTCTTAGATAGCAGGTCAATTAGTTTTTCTTGCCCTAATACGTTAAGGCATTTTATAATCTCAGCTTCTAGTGCTTCTCGGTCTTTCGGTACGCCTGTATCTGAGTTAGCTCCACGTACTCTACCTAGTAATTCAAGTGCTTTGATGGCGCTATTAGTGTGTCCATTAGTGGCAGCATATGAGTACTGCTTTTCAATTTCTTCAATAACATTAACATTAGTTTCTAGTTCATTCTCTAATGTATGAACTCGTTCTACAACCTCGTCTAGCTGTAGCAGTCGATAGCCTTGGTTATAGGCTGACTTATCCGAATACCCTGCGGCCTTAGCTGCCTCAGTTGCATTGCGGTGCAGCACATAAGCCTGTGCAAACTTCTCTTGCTTTTCGTTTAAGGCCATTGTTATTTCTTCATGTTGTTACGAGCAACGCCCTTCCACTTCTCTGCTGTACGCATCCCACCAAGTCCAAGCAGGGAAAGAAGCAAAGTCATTAGAGCTTGTGTGTCTAATGTAGGAAGAATAATAATAGGATACCAGATAGCTAGTCCCCAACTTACAATAGGGGCAACAATAAACTGCCATGATAGTGCAAAGCAACAGACCCACATGATAGCTGGTCTAGCTCCGCTTACAAAAACAGAAGGATGCTTGGCCTGTTCGATGTTAGCCTGTGCCTGAGCCATGTCTAGTGTAATAAGCTGAGACCTTAATTCAGACTCTAGCTTAACCCGCAGGTCTTTGTCTTCAACAAACTTATCAAGGACTTTACCCGCCACTCCGATAATTGAATCTACAATCATTATGATCTCCTACTTTTGTTTAAGTTTTGTAACTTGTGGATACATCTCTAGCTTATAGCCATCCATAATTAATTCGTCAGTTTCTTTATCTACAGTATCGAAGAACAAATATATTTTTAATTCAGGATATTTAAAGGACATGTCAGCAAAGAAGTTTAACCATGACTGAGGCTCAAAAACAGAGATATGTACGTTAGTTCCATCAGCAAACTTCTTTATCGCAGGGACACACGAAATATTAAAGAAGGCTATCTTACCTGCATAGGATAGAATTTCATCCACTACCCACTTCAAGTCTGTCTCTGGAACATGTTCCAACACATCAGTACAAATTACTGCATCAAAGTTACCCTTCTCCCAAGGATCAGGCAGCGCATTATGCTGCTCATATGCTGGGTCGTACAGTCTAAAAGAATCTAAATTCCAAAGTTCTCCAAGGGGCTTATCTATTTTATCAGATAGTTCTTTAAAGTCATCGCCATAAAGAACACCCTTACCAGCACCATAGTCTAGCAGACTAATGCAGTCATTTTTTTCTAGATAGTTTCCAATAATACCTACAAATTTTAATAGGCTCTTACCGTTAAACATTCCTTTAGCTGCGGAGTGCATCTCCTTATATTCCAAGAGAAGCTCATGGTACTTTTCAGATGCGTTGTGCTTATTAGTATGAGGTGACTTATAATCAATCTCTCTGTCTGGGATAGTTCCCCATTTAGAAATCTTGGTTTCTTCCCAGCTATTATCAGTCATTGTAGTAATCCTTAAATTGAGGGCGCTTGTCCCTACTGTTATTTATTTTCCAAAGATCAGCAACCATTGTATTTTCTCCGTGGAAATCTAACACACCTTCCATGCCCTGATCTGAAAAGACTTTCTCGCAATCTTGTGCCATAGCTAGAAGCTCACCTGTAGTCCAATAAGTTTTATCTTCTACATTAACTTCAATGTACTTAGGCGTAGGAACTTCTCCTCCTTCTACATCACCCGTAGTCTCTGTTTTTTCTTCTTTCGTAGGCTCTTCTCTACAACAATCAAAGCCCCATAGATGAATATTTCTAATGCCCATTGTATGGAAGACGCCAATAGCTCTCATGGCTGCACACGTACCGCCAGTAATAAGCGTAGCTCCTTGAGGGATGCCAAGGTTATCTTCTACCTTAACCTGCTGATTAACAATTTCTTTACCCTGCTCTTCTTCTTGACGAAGGGAATCAGTATAGGCATGCCAACCATAGATAGAAGCCTTGTTCTCAATCAAGTGCTCAGTAACAGAAGGATCAGTCATAGAGGCAACAAAGAATCTTGTAGTAGGATCAACGGTTGCAAACAAGTCTTTACGAATAATGTTGTGTGTACTCTTACCTGTAATAGGTCGAGGGTCTAAGACAACACAGCCCCAAGGCTTGATACCTTGAGCAAGTAGGTGTGGATACGCGTGTTTAACTGTAAGTAATTTAGCATGTGGGTTATCACTGATAAATTTTTTCAGTGCATCGTAGTCGATGTACGGCCCAGCAGAAACAATAATACCCATTTCTTTATTGGCAGGATGTTTAGTTACCCACTTTTTATCTCCAATAAGTTTCATATTGGTTTGGATATTATTTGTAATGTACTCTCTAGGAACTGAGTCTCTTGGATGTACAATAATAGGCACACGTTTCAATGTGTCTGGAACTTCTTCCAAGTCTAAATCGCTTAGAACAACCGCAAGATGTGTATGTCCACCATCAACTACCTTATCTCCAGAAGGTAAGATGTATTTTCTAACTACACTCTTCTCGTCAAAGACAGTCCACCCATCTTCTACCGCAGGTTTTTCTTCTAATTTCTGTATGGCAATACCATCAAAAACTTTTTTAACACCCTGAGCTTCTTCCTGTGGAATATTGTCGTCGTCATCCTCTGTAAAGTAATGATCCATGACAACAACTGGAACATCTTTTAAAAACTCATACTCAATCTCTACGGTTTCTTTACTGTTGCCGCTGCCAATTAAAGCAAAGTCTACAGACTCTAATTGATGTGGATATTTTTTAAGATTATCTAGCTTATAGTGTTTGGCTAGGCTCTCTCTTACATTTCCTTTTACTATTTCAAAAGAGAAATCTTTCTTCTCTTTCTCTTTCATGTGTTCCTTAAACTCGGCAAGCCTAGCTGAGACAGCCTTCTCTGTGTTGTGTGACTTAACATTAAATTCTAAAGCATCTGTGGCTGACGTAGCGTCTTCAAACAAATCAAAGCCAACATAATGAACAGTGTCTGTATTCTCAAATGCTGCCAAAGCCATCTCAACAGCCCGACCTGCATTCCATGTGCCTGTCTCTAGCAGAGTGCTTGGCTTGTAGTGCCTAATTAAGTCAGCAAGCTGGCGATACCTGTCGGGTAGAATGTCTGGAGATGTTTCGGTATCAGACAGTTGAATAAGCCTGTTACCTTCTTTGTCTCTAAGAGCAGCATTCTTCTTATCTCTGAGACAAGCAAATAAATCATTAACATAGGAAGACTTACTAGAAATCTCATGTACCCTCATGCCATGAGCTACGTAAATGGTACGAAGCCTATTTAAAATAAAGCTGTCATGCCACTCACGATAGTTCAAGAACTCTCCAGAAATAAACGCTCCTCTAAAATCTCCAAGCAAGTCTACTGCTGTCTGTCTAGAAAGATTGTAAGCAGCAAAATGACCTGAGTCATCAAGACATACCATATCAATCTTTTCTTTCCCATCAGGAAATAGTTTATCTAGTTCTGCTACTGTAATCTTTTTCTGTGAGATTACGTCAGGGTCTAGCCAGACCACCCATGCATCAACATTATTAAATGCACACTCTGTTATAGCTAAGACACGAGGCATAAACTTATGTGGGTCTAGGATATCCTGATATGGAATCTGTCCTCCCTCAGTACCGTTATGTTCTGCGTACTCACTGGAAAAATTAATATAGTCCTCTAGATTATCCAGAGCATGGTAAAAAATATTTGACCCTTGAGGTAGGCTATGCTTAGTAATATCCATATCATAGTGATATAAATGAAACTCAATATCCTGAGACCAAGAATCTTTAAATTGATTTAGAACTATGTTTCCTGTTTGATTTAGAATGTCTTCGTTAAAACAAGTTACAACTTTATATTTCATTAGTCAGTCCATGTAAAAGTAAATAAGAATAATCCATATTCCACTCGGAGGCATACTGTGCATCCACAGTTCTCTGACAATTCCAATCTTTAAACCAAGGACCACCAGTTGTGAAGTGAACATTTTTAGCATCAAGGTTTACATCTGAATGTCCATCAAGCCAGTTCCAGTCCTCTGTGATCTTGCCAATGTCAGATGCTTTATCAGAAAGCCAGCCAAACTTATGTAGCCAAGACCCACTGTTTGAATTGATCTCATTAATTGTTAGCTTCTTATGTGCAGGGTGAGCACAGTTCCATAGTACAAAGCTAGACCAGTTTTTTCTAAAATAATTTTCTTGCAGCTTACCGTCCATCTTAACTGTTTCTGTAGGAGCATAATCATGCTGCACACAAAACAAAGGATAAAAATCTGAGTACTCCTGAGTAGTATACTCTTCAAACAAATCATTAATGTCTGTCCGCATATACATATCACAGTCCATATATAAAGCCCATCCTTCATACATGTTAAGTGCTGGAACCAAGAACCGAGTGAAGCTAAAGTCTGTAGAGAATGGTCGCCCATCCTTGCTGTCAAAAAACTGATCGTCTACAATATCAAACTGTCTGTAGTATAGACCCATGCGTTCCATTGTAGGTCTCTTGATAGGTAAGATTCTGATAGGCTTTGATGCTGTTCGCTCTATAGAAAACTTACATACATCATAAGCTGTCTGTTCGCGTGGATCGTATCCTATGTATACAGTAAATGGTAATTCTTTAGACATATAAATAGTTGTAGAGAGGAAGCTACAACCCCCTCTCTACATCCTTTCCTTAGTTAATTTTAATAGTCTTGGGTTGCTTTTCTTTTGGAACTTCTCTTTGAAGTGACAAAGTTAAAATACCATTCATGAGTTTAGAAGCAACAACTTCCATATGCTCACTCATCTTAAACTTTTTATAAAAATCTCTTTCCGCAATACCGTTGTATAAATTTTCAGTTTTATTTTTTGTATCTCTGCTACCTTTGACAGAAACCAAACCATCTTCAGAGGTAATTGATAATTCTTCTTTAGTAAATCCTGCTACAGCAAGACTTAATTTAAAATTATTTTCGTCAATCTTGGTAATGTTATGTGGTGGATAGTTGCTACTAAACTGATCTTTGATATTTTCCAGTTCCTGAAATAAAGAATCAAACCCAATTGCATAGTTACTTAATACTGTTCTTGTAATATTTGGCATAATATTTTTCTCCTTTGGCGAGTTAGTGAAGCCCCGTTTTAGCAGCTTCATATATATACATTATATAGTATTTTTACATATAGTGCAAGTCTTTTTTACACTCCACAAACCCCGCCGCTCCCACTAATGTCGCAGATGTCATGTGTCTGTACGTTGTCTTCAAATTCTTCGCCTAGCTTTACAACTGCTTCCGCATAAGGAACAGCAGTCAAAGGCTGACCACCACGGCACCCGTCAGGGAAGCAAGTAAAGCCACGTAGTCTGTGAGCATACCTAGCCAGTGTCTGTGCAAAGTCTTCTACACCGTCTTCGTTGTTGCCCTCTGTACCCCATGCAGGAAGATTGATAGTGCTAGAAATAGACATATCTACATACTCCTGCACGTTAGCTTGGAAACTTAGTCGTCGTTCGTAGTCAGTGGCAAGATCAATTGCTGATTCAATTTTCTCTGGCTTAGTATCATAGAGATCAATCATCTCTTGAGCGGCACTGTCTACCACATACTGGTAGTGCCACTTCTTTGACTTGAGGTAGCGTCGTTTGTATGCCACTGCAAATATAGGCTCAACACCTGTGGAAGTTCCAGCCAGAATACCGATTGTTCCAGTAGGCGCAACCGCTCTAACCGCTGCTGGTCGTGAAACAGAAAGTGTCTTTGAAAAGTCTCTGGCAATTCTGTCGGACTCTGCCTCGTAAACTTTAAGCCAGCGGTGCAACTCTGGGGTAGTCTCGTACCTATGTCCTCGTTGGATAAGCCATTCGTGAAGCCCCATGAGTCCCAAGCCAAGCCGCCTGTTTTTCTCACGGACAGTTTTAATCTTATCATAAGGTAGCTGTGCTCGTAATGTTCCACACAAGAGAAACTTGGTTGCGAGTTGAACAACATCTTTGAGTTGGCCGAGGTCGTCAATCCTAGCAAAATTAAGACTGCCAAGGTTACAGACATCACTGTCGTCTTCGGATGTAACCTCAGTACAAGCATTACGAAGGGTCTCATTTTCTTTCTCAAAGAAGTTAAAACTAAATCCGGGTTCGGCACTTCTAAGAGCCTGTTGCACATTGTACCTAAAGACATCTCCAATTTCTCCTGTCTCCCAGTAATTCAACAACCAATCAGTATCATAATTCACACTGATATTTGTCATATCAAGAGGACAAGGGAAGTCAAAGTCATCTTGCTTAACATCGAAATAAGTCTGCCCTGTTTTTCCTACAGGCATGTCATTCCAGTTCTTAGCATTAAGGAATTGCATGATGTCTGGATGCTGATGGTTAAGCGAAGCATAGATAGCACTACGTCTGCTACCACCCTGCATAACCCTGCGGCCAATCTCGTTAATCATCTGCATCTTAGGGATAGGACCACTGGCTATCCCACCTGTGCCTTTAAGGACCGCCCCTTCTCCACGATAGACAGAGTAATCAATACCAATACCACCACCTGTCATCAAGCATGACTCAGACTTCCAAGACAGGTCAGCCCAATCTTCTCTGGTATCTTCTTCTGCTCGAAGAAGGTAACAATTATTAAAGAATTTCTTTTCGCGTCCTGCATAGTATAAATATCTACCACCCGGAAGGAAGCGGAGGTTAGACATGTGGTCAATCAGTTCGTCCTTCTCGTCACGAGTTAGATAGCTCTGACATACATCTTCAACCAGAGTACATGCCAGTTCGTGCATAGTTTCTGCACCTGTGTGTGAGTATTTAGTATTGAAAATATCTTCACTGAACTTAGACCTGAACTGTGGATTTCTATTTGATTTAAACATACACTTCCCCTTCGTACTTCTATTTATTGTAATACAATTCTAAGATTAACTCTGCATAGTGGATAGCTTTCTTAATGTCTTTCTCCCCTTCTCCTTTGGCACGATGGCGTGTAATATACTTTACTACATTACCCTCAAAATAGTCAAGGCTATTAGCATGAATATATTCTACTGGCTGGATGCCGCAGTCTTTGTAGTGATTGCCTCCAACCTGCTTGGTCAGAGTGTTGTTGGTGTCTTCTTTATAACGTCTTAGATAGTACTCTTCTGATCCTTTTCTAGAGGAGCGTGTTGATCCTTCTTCTGACATTCTCTTGATCTCCTGTTTCGATTACCTTCAAAGCAAAGCTCCTTACCTTGTGAGGTTCAAGCCCTGCATGGGTACAGATTATTTCAAAGTCTTCGCTTGTCACACCAACAGATGCAAAGAACCATGCCTTAGCTTGATCTCTTTCAAGTGTAATACTGCTGGCTTCATGGCTTCGTTTCTCTTTAAACAAGTCTAAGAAAGCCTGTAAGATAACAGATACGTATAAAACTTTATGTGGGTCTTTATTTAATTGCTCGTATAAGGATTCTAGTAAAGGCTCATTCATCTAAATTAAAATCCTGTACTGGTCTGTAGAACTTACCGCCTACCCAGTTGTTGTAGTAGGCTGGCTCATCTGTACCTTCCAGTGTAGCAGTCAGAACATGTCGTGTTACTTGGTGGTAGCACTCATAATACTTCATGCTTCTTTTATTTTTAAACTCTCCTAGAATTTCAAATCTAAAATTATCTTTACCGTGCTTATCAATGTCTTCCTTGAGGTGACGACTAGAACCTGCATATACTTTCCAGTTGGATTCAGACTTCTTCTTACCCTTACGGAAAGACCAGTACTGCTTACAGCCTATGTAGGCTTTCTTTGTTTTCTTGTTTGTAATGCAGTAAACAAATCCAAAGTATTTGTGGATGTTGATGTCCTTGTCGTACTCCCAGTGCATTTAGTATGCAACCTCTTCAACATCAGGTGTCTTGTTTACTTGGACAAGATGTCTTTTACCCGACGCATATTTAAATGTACGTAAGCCTTGGCCCTGATTTGCATCTTGCCAACATTCTCTGTTATGGCGGCAATAAACACAACCAATAGGAAGACGCATGTTACCAGACTTACCGTCAGGAACAGCAGAGTAGCACCTATCAGGGATTGCGGACGACGGTTCAACCACTTCCTTGAGTTCTTTGATACGTTCAGACGCATTTATCATCTCCATTGAATGTACTTTTGATAGACATATCTCACCAGTTGATTTATCAATGACCAAGAACCCAGCCTCGCTCAATCCATTTGCTTGTGCATAGGCTGAAATCTGTGCGATGTAACCGAAAGGATCGTCGTTCACTAGATCGTTGCGCTTAAACTTATCAAAGCTCCTGCCAGATGCACTCTTACAATCAATAAGGACACCATCAATAAGTGAATCTTGATGTCCCTTAACACCCTCTAAGGTTAGCTCTCGTTGCTGGTCAGTGACTGTATGTCCTGAGACAGTAGCACATAGCAACAACAGTTCTTCTAAGATATATCCGTATAAGAATTTAATTCTTGTGCTTGGTTGAATATGATCTTCAGTTGTTTGGTCTCTTGAGTCATACCATAACTGTCTGTTTGGTTTGCCAATGGCTGATAGCCGTAGACCTCTACGATCCCTTGGAGTTTCGTTCATGAAGTCTTTAACGTGTGTCTTCAACATCTCTCCAAAGGTATCAATGTGCTTGTCTACCTCGGCTTCATCCATATCAATAGGATCAAAAGTAAATAGCTTATAAATATCTTCAACTAAAGTATCAATTGTTTTTGTCATAAAAATTAGAGGGACACCTAAATTAATAGATGCCCCTCTTCTCCTTTTAAATTACGAAGCTAAGGGGAAGTCTACTGCTTCGTTACTCGTGTACCCATCAGGGACCACATCAAAGTCAGGACCGCTGCTTGCATACTCAACAAGCTCACGTACCTGCAAGGCGTCAAGGTATCCCTTAACACCTTCTTTACCGCCAAAGGTCCATGCTTTAGCAAAAGCTTTTGCACATACCTTTGAACCATTACCAATCAAGGTATTGGCAGGGAAAGAATTACGTTGTGCGTCTACTACTCGAACGCTACGGGGATCACCATTGTAGTTAGTGGTAAACTGTTTCAGTGTAACAAAGTCACCGCGCTTATCTTCTGGCTTCTGTGCTGTTACATTCTTAACAGACAGTCCTGCATCCTGTGCAATCTTTAAATTGTCTGGATCAAGATTACAAATGTCAATCGTGTACTCAGGCTTCTCAGGGTTAATCATGTTAGGCTCAAACACCTTTGCCCAGTAAGCTTCACCAGTAATAAAAATAGGGTCTGGATATTCTTTAGTCATTTTAATTTCTCCTAGAGTTTCTATTTAGTTTCCATCTTGTCTACTACACAAGAACAAACATTATAACATAAGGTTGATATGAAATCAACACTTCCTTGTACTTTATTTTTACATCATACTCTCTTTAAGTAGGCCTGTCAACTTATTAATGGGTCTCTGCCCATGTTTTTCCTACTTTATATTCTGAATCTAAGGGGCAGATAACTCCTAGTATTTTCTCAGTGTCCAGAATAGCTTGCTTGGTTATCTCACAAAACTGAGGAGTATCTTCTATGCTAACTTCAAACTGATACTCATCGTGAATAGAACCTACAAGCTTGGCATTTAGTTTCATCTCATTGATTTGCTTTGTCATCTGAACCAACCATTCCTTACAGATGATTGCTCCTGCACCTTGCAACAAGGTATTGAGCGCAGCATGTTCAGACCGTATCTGCAACCACCTACCATCTAATCCTTTGATGGACCCTTGGGTTGCAGCTTCAGTGACTTGTGTACGAAGTCTTTTCAGAGCTGGCATGTTGCTTAGAAACCTTTCTATAAGCTCTCTGCCCTGTGCCGCTCCACCTCCAACAACCTTACCAATCTTAGCAGGACCAGCACCATAGAGAAAGGCATAGATAAAAGTCTTTGCCTGATCTCTGTTGGTGAGACCTGCCATCTTCATGTTGGCTGTGTGTACATCTCCATTAACTACTTCATGTATATACTCCTTGTCTTTCATGTAATGTGCAAGGCACCGTAGCTCTAGACCAGAAGCATCAGTACCAATTAAATTATAATTGTCTGGATCAGAGATGGTCCATAGTGATCTGAACTCTTTACCATAAGGACTGTACGAGGCTGGGACTTGTGCCATGTTAGGACTATTGTGAGCCATACGGCCCGTGATAGTCTTTAGTGTCATTACCTTGCCTCGTACCTTGCCGTCATCGTGACACTCTTTGATCCACGATTTGAGCATGCCTGTTCTCTTCTGTAGCAGGAAAAACCTACTGAACATCTGAGCTTCTGGCATCTTGATGTGGCTTAGAGTTTCTTCATTGACAATAACATTACCTTTGTCTGTATGCTTAGTAGGCTTCCAGCCTTTAGCCATCAGGCGTTCTGCTATCTGCTTACGAGAAGCAATGTTGAAGGGTATGTATTTAATCTTTGTCTTTAGCTGTAGTTCTTTAGGCGGGAACATCTCAGTTGCTGTAGCCACTAAGCCTTCCTCTTCTTCTTGTAACTCAGACAACAGCATCATGGCTCCACGAAGGTTAAGAGTAAAACCATTCTTCTCTTGCTGATCTACGATAGCTCTAACACAATTTTCTAAGCGTATGCTTTTTGTAGAAAACTTTACTCCCTCTTTGTCTAGCTGTTGTGCTACCTTGTGTGTAAGCCTAACGTCCTGCTTACAATACTCTAGCATCTCTGGCGTGTAACAATCAAACTCTTTGAACTCTATCTTAGTATCACTCAGTCTCTCGCCCCATGCCTTGAGGGAATGTCCTCCTTCTCTGACAGGGTTAAACAACTGTGATTCAATGAGGGTGTCACGAATCTGTCGTAGCTGTATTGTAGAACCTATCAGTCTGTTTAAGACAGGTGCATCAAAGCTAATGCCATTGTGCATTATAAATTGTTCTACATTCTTAGCCCACGAAACAAACTCGTGACACTCCTCACCTACCCACGACCACTCAGTACCGTTGTCGTAGTCTCTTGCTACGATGCAGTGGATAACTGTAGCATCAATAGCATCTGTTTCTATGTCTACAATAGCTCTCATATTTAGAAAGGAATATCTTGATCATCTTCATTATCAACAAAAGGATTGTCAATCTGTGTCATACGTCCTGTCTCACTGTCGTAATGGAGATGTGTCGATACTCCTGTGTCTCCTGTGTAACGGTTCTTCAAGATGCGTAGTGTAGTTGTGTTGGCTTCTACAGGGTCGGTAGCCTGTTGGTTACGCTCCAATGCTATCACACTGTCACTGAGATGTGCAATAGATGCTGACCCACGAAGGTGTGACAGGCTTACCTCACGACCATCCTCATGGCCCTTGTCGCCTGATGGACGACGTAGGTGGCTGACAAGTAGCAAGCCAATGCCTGTCTCCTCAACAAGAGAACGTAGCTTAGTCATAAGGATATCAATAGACTTACGCTCATCACCTTTATCTTCCTGTCCTGATACAAGGATGGACAGATGATCGAGGAAAATCCATTTACAATCAAGAGCCTTTGCCATGTAACGAACACGGTCTAGTATCTCGTCGTTAGAGATAGAACCAAAGTGATCGAAGGCAAAGAACCTACCAGTACCTACTGTCTTCTCCTGCCAATCATTCAACTGTTCTTGTGTGAACTGGTCCCTGATCTCTTTGATATACAATCTTGCGTTAGCTTCCACTGACATAAGATTGAATGCAGTGTTACGTACACTTTCTTCTAGTGCTAGTACACCAATGTTGTACTTAGTAGTACACATAATATGATGCATAAGTTCTCGAATGATACTACTCTTACCCATACCAGCACCACTAGTAAACGTAACTAGTTCACCTGTACGCATACCATATGTCTTCTCGTTGAGCTTAGACCAAGGGTACTGGACTGATTCAAAGTATGCTTCGTCATACAACGAAGAACCTAGCTCATTAAGATTTAAGATACCTGCTGGTGTGTAGGACTTAGCGTTCCACCATGCCTCAACAAACTGCTGACGCTGACCTGTCTTCAGGTACTCATTAGCATCCTTCATGGCAAGATGGACAATCTTACATTTGTTAGGCTCAAACAGTTGGCCTACCTTCTGTGCTGCTTCGCGTCCTTCCTTGTCATTGTCAAAGCACAGAACAATGTTATCAAACATGTTAAGGAAATCAAATGATTCCTTACAGTTCTTTACTGCTGCACCAGCACCGTTCTTGAGAGAGACAACGGGCCACTTGGAACCCAGTATCTCATAAGCTGACATAGCATCAAGCTCACCCTCACAGACAGTAACATACTTACCCTTGCGAGGGAATAGATGCTGACCAAACAAACCTGCATCGGAGAGGTTGCCCTCTGACCAGAACTTCTTACCTTCAACGCCTCTGATCTTACGACCAATCAACTCACCGTCTGATCCTCTGTAAGAGTATAGGTGATGGGTAATGGTAGCATTGTTTTTAACAACTGATACACCATAGAGCTTGGCCGTATCAGCAGCAATCTTACGATCACCGAGATCAGAAATAACAGCGTTGTCATACTTATTCAAAGGCTTTGTCTTATCAATAGATACAACTGTATTAGTTTGCATACTTGTTTCCTCATTGGATGGGATAAATTCTTCACATTTGTGACAGTACTGGTGACCATCTGAGTACAAAGAGTTTGCATCAGAAGAGCCACAAGATTTACATGGTAGGTGGTGTACGAAAGTTGCTGTGTCTGTCATAGCTTACTCACTGTTAGATACAATTTCATAGAGTTTCTTATAATCTGTGCGCCGCTCTGAGTAGAGAGCATAATACAATTTGCTGTAATAGTCAAGAGTTTCTTCGGCTTCGCCTCTTGTTCTGATGCCCTTACTCACTAAAGTATTTGTATTGATATTTCTAACTGCCCATTTTTTTACCATCACATCGCTCCTTGTAAAGCTCTCCATGACACAGGAAATCTTTGTTCGAGTTGCCTATTTATATTCTTAACTACATCCCTTGTCTCCTTCTGCGTATCACTAGCTAGGCGTAGCTTACAAACCCTAGCAAAGGCTGCGATGCTACCACTCCAGTACCATTCAGTATACATACCTTGTGGTAGCACAGCCCTAGCCTGTTCTTCACATACTCCTTGGGAAAGTAAAGATTTGTATGCTTCTGTGGCATGGTCTATAGCGTTTTTGTAGATGTTACTCATAATTTTTGGTGACATTACTAACTCTTCTGATGATCCTTGTTTCTTATCGTCAGCAACTTTACGCCATTCTTCTGTGTACCACATCTCTGGATCATCAGACACATAGCGACGGCTCACCTCGTTCCACACCAACCCTACCTGATGCTTACCAAGTTGTCTAGCTACAAAGATAGGCGCTCTCATGTGGAACTGTGCGGAGCAGTGTCCGAACGGTGTCCAATGATTGTGCTTGGCAAGATAGTTAATTAACTTAGCATCTTTGTCAGAGATTGGTTTACTTTTGGGTGAGCGTTTGTTGAACGATACCCTTGCTGCGTTTACAACAGTAACATCACTGCCCATGTGGTCTATAAGTTTAGCCGTCATTGAAAGTTTCCTCCCATAGATTATCTACAAAGCCTTCCTTGTCCTCCATGATCTCGTCAATCTCTTCCTTGGCAAGCTTCTTAGCTTCCTTGGCCGTGTAGCCTTCGTCACTGTACTGTCTAGTGAGATCACGAAACAAATGGTTACGTTCTTTTTCCCATAGATTTTTTGCCATTACTCTGCCCACTTACCTCTGTTAATTCCTAGTTGCGCGTTTAGTTTTTTAATTGTTTCTTCTTTATCTTCTATAGCTTTCTTCAAGATAAAAATATACTGCTCCAGCTTTAGAATTTTCTGTGCATCATTCATTGCTTTGCTTTCTTATAAAAGATATGCTCACCCACTGTATCCATAAGCACAAACTCTTTAGACACAGCCCATGATGGCGAGACATATACTGCATGATAATGTGTAGCTCCTAAAGTATTACGTAACATCACACCATCTAATGTTAATTGAACTACTTTAACAACGTCTTCTAACGCTTTACTATTGTTCATACTCTCAGTCTTACCGTCGCACCAGTAGGAGAATTGACATTTGTTTCTTACTGGTTTTCCTTCCCAATACATGCCTTGTTTAACTACTCCGCATATAGTATTTGGGAAAGATTTATTGTACATTCTTTCTAGAATTACATTAGCTACTGCTAACTTTCCTATTAAAGTTTCTGACCTAGCCTCAAAGTAAACTGCTTCGACTAAGCATGTACGTTCATCTGCTTTTGCAGGACTGATAAACAAGAGCAGTAACAGGCTGCTTAAAATATATTTAAACATTAATGTATCCTTAAAATTTCAAGACCAGATATATAGTTTCCGAAGAAAGGTTCAAGAATTTCTTGCATGAATTGCTGTGCTTCTAGCATAGTTTCAAATGTTTCTAAGCTATCACCATCCTCCGATACGAGAGGTGTTGTTTCTTCAAGGTCTGGTTCTTCAGGAACCTGTACTATAATGTATGACATGGCTGCTCCTCTGGACATTTTTCTAGGTCAAGGATGGGTAGGTTATAGCAATCAGCACGTACTGTAAAGTTATTGTCTCCATCCGTCTGCCCCTTTTTAAGAAACCGTGCGTCTTCTATATACTTTTTCTTATCGTAGTGTCCCAGTACCCAGCATCTTTTGTTGTCATAGGACACACGGGTAAAGATATAGACATCACACTTCTGGTTAGGATTAAAGTTAGATACTGAGCACTCGTAGTAATCTCTAGGAGCTACTGATGTACGTTTAGTTTTAACATCAGCAGTTCTTTTATCTGGCAGCACTAGGTCGTACTGATAAGTGTGCTGTATCTCACCACCATATATTTTCTGTGCTGCTATCTCTCCGAGGAACCCAGCGAGACTACCACCACCTGACTCGATAGAGTTGTTAAGAACTCCCATCTCCTCTGCTAATTTAGAGGCCAAGGCTCTATCAGAATCAGTCAGGTCCATAAATTTCATTATACCATACCACCCACATTATGCCGTACTGATTTCATCAGGTACGAACTTCCAACGCACGGAGAATATCCGTATCGACATCATACCCCCACGCATTGGCCTGTAAGGCTGTTTCCATATCAGGTGGGACAGGAAGGGCAAACCGACGACCAGTCCCACACTTGACGCGGAGGAATCGTTCAGGGTCCATGTCTGGAAGCTGAACCTCGACGAGCGTCCCAATCATGGGGTCGTCGTCTTCGTCGATAATCTTGGCGTCCAGCTGTTCAAGGATATTATCCCAGCCGACCATCTCACAGGCCACCCGGCGCTGCTCAATGTTCGGCCAGTGGAGTGCTTCTTCAGGCGTTGGCGGGGTGGCTAGCCACTGCTCCGGGAAGTCTGTTCCGTGCCAACAGTACAGGGAGAAGCCGTCAGAGTACCGTAATGCGGGACCTGTCTCCGAGTGCAGGTTGTGCTCATCATCAAAGTGCATTTCTGCGGGACGTTCATAGACGATGGCAAGTCCGTCATACATCGCAACTGGTCCGCCGTGACGGGCAATGTCCAGAAGAGGACGGATTTCTTCTATCCCATCAAGGCCAATAACTTCGTCGAAGTAGTTATAGAACGACAAATATCCTGCCGACAAGTTGCCCCAGAAGATGGCACAGAGATGCTCACGCTCCGGGCTTTTTCGGAACTCGACGGTCGGTACTTTAAGTCCGGCCTGAGTGTAGGCCCGAGCAATGGCATCCACCGTTGCGTCCCGATCAACCGGGGCAGTGGATAGACCGATGTCGATCCACATCTCTACGTACTCGTCCAGACGTGCTTCCTGTTCTGGCGTGATGGATTCAATTTTCATGTTAGTTCTCCTGTTACTGATGTGATTACACCTGTACGTCTGACCTGACCCGGACCCGGTCCCAGACCCGGTCCAAGACCCGGTCCCAGACCCGGTCACTGACCCGGCCACTGACCCGGCCCCAGACCCGGACGTAGACCCGGTCACTGACCCGGCCACTGACCCGGACACAGACCCGGTCCCTGACTTCATGCCGTACTGATTTCATCGTGTCTTCTCCCAGACCCGGTGATAGACCCGGTCCCAGACTTGGTCCCCGACTTGGTCCCAGACTTGGTCCCAGACTTGGTCCCTGACTTGGTCCCCGACTTGGTCCCAGACTTGGTCCCAGACTTGGACCCAGACTTGGTCCCCGACTTGGTCCCAGACTCGGTCCCTGACTTGGTCCCTGACTTGGTCCCCGACTTGGTCCCAGACTTGGTCCCAGACTTGGTCCCCGACTTGGTCCCAGACTCGGTCCCAGACTTGGTCCCTGACTTGGTAACGGATATTAATCATCTTGTTCCTCTCTTAGGCTGTCCCCAACTTGGCCCCCGACTTGGTCCCAGATTTGGTCCCAGACTTGGTCCCTGACTTGGGGCCCAACTTGGCCCCCGACTTGGTCCCAGATTTGGTTCCCAACTTGGACCCCGACTTGGTCCCAGACTTGGTCCCAGACTTGGTCCCAGACTTGGTCCCTGACTTGGTCCCCGACTCGGCCCCCGACTTGGACCCTGACTTGGGGCCCAACTTGGTCCCCTACTTGGTCCCAGATTTGGTTCCCAACTTGGTCCCTGACTTGGTAACGGACATCAATCATCTTGTACCTCTCACGTCCGAACTTCTAACTTACGAAGAGTGTCGCCATCAATATCGTAAGTCCAAGCGTTGGCTTCCAAAGCTGTGTTGATATCCGGGGGCACCTGTAAAGCAAACTCCCGGCCAGTCCCACACAACACCCGAAGAAACCTCTCCGTACCTACGTCTGGGATATGGGCTTCCAGCAGTTCCCCAATCATAGGATCGTCATCCCTATCAATCGTCTTGGCATTCAGTTCCTTAAGGATGTTCGCCCACCCTACGATCTGACAGGCAGCTAACCGCTGTTCCATATTGGGCCACTGGAGGGCTTCCGAAGCAGAAGGGGGGTGATCCTCCACCCAGTCTTGCGGGATAGTTGTCCCATGCCAAATGTAGACGGAATAGCCATCGCTGTACTGGATAGCAGGACCATCCTCGCAATGGAGAAGCCGGGCATCATCAAACTTAAGAAGGGTTGGACGCTCCTGTACCACACAAAGAGTATCGAAGTAAGCTACCCAACCACACAGCTTGGCTATTTCTAGCAATGGTTTGATAGTCTCCATATTCTTCAGCCCAACGACAGTTAAAAAGAAATCGTAGTGCCCAAGACTACCAGCATCGTGGTTGTTCCATGCAAAGCTTTCGAACGCGGCGGTTCGGGAGATCCCTCGCTGCTCAAGTAGGTCAAGGGCAGCATTAGGAGAGGGGACATACGCAATTTCTTTTGGGGGTTCCCTACCTGCGTTTGTGTACACGGCGGCCACAGCCGAAGGAATTTTATCCTTGTCAGTAGGCGCAGTTGATAGTCCAATTTCCAACCAACGGTCGCGATAGACAGGCATAAGCGCCTCCTGCTCGGGAGTTAGTTTTTCTATTTTAGACATAAGAATGTTCCTCAGTGGTAGTAGGGAGAATCCCCGGAGGGTCCCTCCCCAGTTATGACAGGTTAGTCGGAGGCCCGGCGGAATCCCTCAGACGTGTATTCGCGCTGACGGCGTACCTCATACTTGCCTGTCCCAACCAAAAGTGTTTCGTGGGTATCGTGTGAACGCTCATGCACGATCTCCGTGGGGGCTTCCACCTCGAAGAACAGGCGGTACAAGTCCTCGTCACTTGTCTCCTTAGGACGGTAAGCTTTGACTCGGTCCTTCACCATCGTGTGGTTATGTCCTGTCTCGCTGTGGGCAACCACGTACTGGCCTTTCTCGGCCTCGTACGGTTCGACATCATCGGGGATGTCGTCAATCCGGATGATGAGGAAGTCGCCTTGTGCTGCGATTCGATCAAAACTTTTCATGGTAGTTCTCCTGTCTTTTGTTGTGGTGTGGATTGTAGCTCTAAGGTCTCGGCGAAGTCAATCATTGAGGTTCATTATACCACGCCGCCTACATTGTCCCTAATGATATCATTAAAGTTAAGCTCTGCCCAATAAATTTCAAGGGCTTTGGTTTCCTGACAGGCTTCAAAAGAATGCTTCTCTCCAGCAGGAACCACACACATATCTCCCATAAACAAATGTGTTTCGTCTATCAAGCCATAGTCTTTATGTCGTTTAATAATTAACTCTCCTTCCAAGACATAGAAAGCATTGATCTTACTTTGATGTGCATGTGTGCTACAAAAACCACCGAGATCAATGTTAATTTCATGGATTTCAATGGCTGGTGTTTGCAGCAAGGGGCGTGTGCTTCCCCAAACTTTTCCTTCAATGTTCATTGGTCATCCTCATTTACTATAATATTAAAAGCTTTGTAAATAAACTCATTCAACTCTTCGGTATCATCAGGGTTGTATCCAAATGAGAATACAAAATCTCTAACGGATTCCCACGGGACATCTAATTTAGGATTGGTTGTCCACTCATAATAGATTACATTGCCAGACATCAGTCACCTACCTTTATACCACAGTATTTAATTATATATTCTCGTGCCTCTTCTCTTGCACGTTCGCCGCCCTCTTGCTGGAGCGTATCTAAAATCTCACTCATTACCCATGCCTTACGGCGTGAGGCTTTACCCTCTGCCATCAGTTCATCGACCCGGAGTGATGTAGGTGTCGTCGATCCATTGCTCATATTCATTCTCCATGATTAGAATTTCACTCTCAACCCAATGGTTTACCTCGTCTAGTTGTATATCACTAGACACACTACAGTAATGCTCCAGCACTGGAGTTATCCACGGATCATAGACTTCATTAAGATACTTTAAAACTTCTTCTTTACTTTCAAACTTAGTTGTTGTCATGTCAATACCTTCTCTTTTAATTCTATTTCTACAGTCATGTCGTCATCGTGAAAAATCTTATGCTCAATCTCATTACCTTCAATATCGGTAACAGTTACCTTTGTAATAGTATAGGAAGGGTTACGATGGGTATCACATACGATCTTACTAGCCTTAAAACTTGTGGTCTCACTATACATTTCCTTCTCCATTTTCTTATGTATA